AATAGCGATACCTTGAGTTACGATATTTTCGTAAGATGCCACATCTTTCCTTGTAGATAAAAGAAGACTATTCAAAGCACCCCAAGCACCAGGAAGAGGAGACATACCTTTATAGATACCTACAATATTCTCACGACCTTTCTCAGCAACCATATAAATATTACGTTCGCCATTGTTTCTCTTAGAATGGTCAAGGAATGTCATAGTATAACTATCACGTGGAAGACCATCAATCATTTCACCGTTAGCACGTTGCTGTTCAGCTTTCAAACCATGATCGAAATAATTAGTTTGCTTAACAGTTATGATTTTACCATCAACAGTCTTATACCTATTAAAGTATTTACCATATGTCATATAACCATTTGCCTCATCAATAACATGGTCTCCAAGTGGAGTGAAGTATTGATTTGTTTGAGCATCTGACATAACAGCTGCGTGGAATTGTCTAGCACCACCTAATCCAGTATATAGAACAATTTCAATAGGAGTATCATCTACCCTATTAGAGAAGATAGCATTGATAGTATTATCAAATTTACGAAGAGTAAGATTTGAATAAGTATCAAAGTTACCAATTGCTTCAAGTTGTTGGAATACACCAGCACCTGTAGGAATAACTTCACCTGTCTCAGGATCTTTAAGATGAATTATACCCTTAGAGTCTCTGTTGTAACGTTGTTCCCAAAGAGCATACTCAAGAGTAAGTCTTTTCTCACGTTCAAACTGAGCCATTTGAAGAGGCATCCACATATTAGTTTTACCACCTCCTTCGGTATCAAATTCGATATCAATAACTTTATTTGCAACGTTACCTGCAATGTTATCTGAAAAACGAAATGCACCAAATTGATTAGTCATTTCACCTGGAGCCATTCTGTTAGACCTATTACCATCTGATTTACTCATTGGAATGATAGGCGCACCTTGTACCCAGAATTTACCTTCTTCAAAGTTTTCAATGGCTACAAATTCATTATCTGAACCTGTAATTAGTTCAAACACATACAACCACCTGTCAACACCAATTTGACGTCCTTCTGATTGTACACGACAAGTAGAACGACCATCAGGAGATGTAACAGTATAGTCCTTAATAAACCAATTATCTTTCATAATAACTTCGAAAGAAGTATAACCTTTACCTGCTGTAGTAACATTAACATTAGCTAATCCTACCATAGGAGATACGTGTTTCATCCTACCTATAACATCCCAAGTATATTGAGTGTCATTAAGTTTAGATGTCATAGATTTAAAAGCACCTTGACCTTCAGTCAAGAAAGACAAAGGAAAAATATCACTATCTTTACCCCAAAGATAAGTTAAGTTCTGCTTTAACTTAACAGGACTAAGTAGTTTAAAATTATACAATACGTTTTCATCATTATAGATGTCCGAGTTGTATATTGCTTCTGGTCTTACAATTCTCATAATAAATATTTATTAATTAGTAATTAAACGGGAGTTTTTAATGCACCTGTACTGCTACCTTTACTTGCAGTATTAGGTTTTGCTGAAGTAATAAATCTTTTAACTTCTTTAATTTTTTTGTTCGCTATTGCTTGAGGAATTAAAGCACTAATATCCCCAGCAGTTAAATTAAATAATGCACGCTTAATGCGATTGTCAGTACTTGACATATATTTAATTTCATCTAAATCGGCTTGGCTATTACCATTTTCATCAACTGCTAATGCAATATAATTGAAAATATCACGTCTTGTTAAAGTTTTAAGAGTTCCATCAGGAGTTGTAACTTTTATACCAACTTCTGGTATTACAAATTCTCCTACTGTTCCCTTTGAAACTATTTTATTATATAAAGAACCTTCGTTATTAACTACTACTTCTTTACCATTCTTATCATAATCAATCCCATAATACTCACGAATTTCTTTTCGTCTTTTTGCTTCACTCTCTTGCTCAGATTGTACCCTTGCTTGTTCCTGTGCTTGCTTTTGACTTACGATAAAGTTCTTCGCTTCAATTGCTTCTTCGTATAGCTGATTATCTGCTTTATAAAAATCTATATATTTTTTTGCTTTATCTAGTGTATTACCTTTAAGTAATTCAGCTTCAATTATAATATTTGTTAACTGGTCTTCATTATCTTTACTTAATGTAACTTTAGAATAATCGGTTGCAGGTTTAAATCCCTCTAAAGAACCATTCTTTTTTACATATTGCAATACATCTTTTATAACAGGCGTGCTTTCAAATAATTCATTAATGGCTAATTCTCTTCCTTGTTTCTCTGCCATATCCTTAATAAAAGCTTCTCGTTTTGCTATACCTTTAACGGTATTTTCAAACTCGATTGGTGTACCTGTTTCATCTAATAATTCAATTCCGCTATAGCGTTGAATTAAATTAACATCTAATATATTACTATTTGCTTTTAGTTCAGCATACTCATCTTCATTATAAACAGGTTTTCCTGTTTTATCAACTAGTTGATTATTGAATACATATAATTCTACATCATCTACTACTACTTGGTCTAATGTACTTACTTCCTCAGGATTAAATCCTTCGATTACTTCTGTCGAAGTAGAGTCACTCGCAGGTGGGACAGATGTATCAGTAGAATCAGATGCAGGTGGATTAGGAGTATCATCAGCACCATCAATAGGGGTAACAATAGAATCTACATCAGGGTCTGAATTTCCTACAGGCACTTTTAGTTTAATAGTCATACTTTAAGTTTTTTTGATTATACACAAATTTATTTCAAATACTAGAAATACCTTATATAATAGTGTTGCAAGCATATCATATTTGTAACGCTATTATAATTATGCAGTAAAAACTACTTAGCAGCTTTAGATGCTTTTACTTTCTCTTTTTTAACATCCATCATTGATTTAAAGTTCTGCTGATATAGATTTAATTGCATCTCAAGTTTTTTAAGATTTATCTTTCTTTCTTCTAACTCATACTTTCTTGTATTACTTTCATCAGCATTTATATTATCTAGTTCCATTTCTTTCAATAGTATCTGAGTATCTAACTCAAGATTAGTACGTAGATTTGCCATTTCTTCTTTGTATGCAAGCATTTTCGCTTCATGTTCTTGTTTACCTAATTCTCTATCAGATATAATCTGTTCAACTTCAGCCTTAATTTGCTCTTCATATTTACGCATAGCTTCTTCAGTTTGTTGTCTTTCTTTGATTGTATCTTTAATTAATCTTTTTATCTGAGTTGCACTCTCTGAATCTAAAGCTTCTATTGCTATTAATGGTTCACCAGCTTGACCCATATTAAAAGCAAAATCTATCATTACTTGTTTCTTTTCTTGTTCTTGTATTGAGTTCTTAACAAAAACTCCTATGTCTTTAGGGTCATATTCTTCTGCAGGAATATCTACATATATTACGTGTTTAGTAGCCTTATCAAAATATGAACCTTTGTATCCATTCTTAAATATTTGTTTAGCATACGCTAAATCTAATACAGCATCTTCTTCTTTTAATAAATTAAATGTATTAAACAAACCAATACTTGCTGTAGTAGCTCTAGTAATAGCATATTCGGTTACAGCTTTACCTGCTGTAGGACTTGTATCACCATAACGTTGTTCATTCATACCAGCAATATCCATTGCTTCTTTACGAATGCTTTCACGAAGCGTTGTAAGAGTTTCAATATATCTTTCTGCTCCTTGTCCTACCAATACTCGTATTGCTTGTAAACTATTTGCACTAGCATCTTCATCTGATATGAAAAGAGTATCATCCTTTTTAGCAAATTCAAGTTTTTCTTCCATAGTCAAATGACCATCTTGAATAAGAGTCTCAGGAATAATAATCCAATTTTTATATTTAGCTACTGCTCGTTGTTGTTGTAAAGTATAATACTTATATAATGCTAACAGTCCTGCTAATCGTCTTGGTATAGGATTACAATTACCTGTTCCTAAATAACCTACAATACCGTTATAAGGAAGACATCCAATCTGAACTTCATGCTCTTTTGGTTTAGTATAAACTGCTGCTGCTTTCTCACCTATTCTATAAAACTCAATAGTTTTATAAGTAGTAAAATTCTCTAAATGTATATCTCCTATATCGGGATCTAATTCATAATCCGCATCAACTTCCATCTTTTGAATAATGCCACTAGCAATATCTTGATAGGTTAGAATCTTAATGTCATAAGGTGTCTGTAATACGATATGATATATATTAACTTCTTCTCCAGTACAAAACGTATAACTATCATTTACATTATTAATATCAGAATGATTAAATTGTCGAGATTTAATTAAAGTAGCAGGAACAGTATATCCATTACCAGAATGATGTTTCTCTATAATTTCTTTTATGTAAGCAATATCTTCAGTAGATAATTCTAATTGAAAGAATGTAATTATCTCATTAATATTTAATTTATACTTACGTACACCTCCAACATCATCTTTAATGAAAGGAGTAATATTATTAGGAATACGATAATACTCAAGAGGATGAACTGCTTCTTTTCTCATCTTGCTTTCATTATAAATACTCCTATATGTAATAGCGTGTTCAGTAGAGAACCAATTTAAGAAAGAATGAGTATATATAATATCTGCTTTAGATAAATCATTTAATAGATTTAACCTATGTTGATACTCAATAGTTTTATCATCAACCCATTTATCAACAAATTCTTTTCTTTCTTTCTCAACATCTACTGCTTCTATTTCTTCAGGTTGTTTACCTTCAATCAATTTAAGCATATACTCTTCTAATAAATCTTTTAGATGACTATGTAATGCTTTATTTCTTTCTGCTACTACATCAGGATCTCTATTATAAACTTGTAAATCAGAGAACTGTCTAATGTATTCACCTATATATCTGTCTTTGATTTGATTAATAAAATCAACATCTACAAGATAAGATGGTACAGTACCAGCGTTAGGAGTCTCTTTATCATTAATAGCAGTAAATCCATAATGACCTGAGTCTAATTCTTTTTTACCTTCAGGAGGAATATATGGTCTAAGAGCCTCAAGAATAAAATCAATAGGTACTTTTCCGTTAGCTAATTCTAAATCTTTCTTAACAGATTCTTTATCATTAACGTATAGACCTGATATATAATCTATGATTTCATCTGCTGCATTTACATACCACTCCTTTTTCTGCTTTTCTGACAAAGACTTTTTGCCATAAATATATTCAAATGCGTTTGTTTTCATTATCTACCAAATAATAAGGAACGTAATTTATTTTTACTTTTCTCAGTTTCAACTCTATTAGTATGCTTTTTATAATTCTTCATTGCATGATATTTTAAATGTTTTATTCCAACTAAATAACAACTTACCCTATCAAAGTTGTTAACACTATTATACATTGTTAACTCTTTTATAAAGGGTATATCTGTAATCTTTTGAAATAAATATGTAGGTTTTCCATCTTCATCAATCGAAGTATGTTGATACAACCAATCAGCCATAGTACCGAGTAAATCAAGTTTCTCTTGTCCTGAACCTATTACAACACCATACGTATCTTTTAATACAGTATCATAATTATCTAACATACCTGATATATCTCTTGCTAATACATCTTTTCGATTAAACTTTTTTGCTGTTTGAAGCATAGTACCTCTGTTTAATTCTGCTACTATCTTAGCTCCATATGAATCAGCAATACGAATTGCTAGTAAATCACTTTCTTCCATAGTATTCATCCTACCTACATAAGCACAACAAAGCTTATCTTCATGGAAAGGAAATGCAGCATTTCGTAAACCTATTACATAAATACACGCAAGTGAATTTTTTAATATAACATCTTTAACATTTTTATCAATACCATAAGGGTCATACAAAACAATATACGAGTCTTTAGGTGGACGAGCTTCTCCCATTGTATATGGGGCATGATACATCCTTACTGCTCCTGTAATATCTTTCCTAATATCAAATGGAACATCTTCAACATATTCTCGTTTTTTATGTCCTTGTTGTATTAAATCATCATTTGTTAAAAATCTTAATTCTCCTTTAAAGTAATCAACCCATCCATCTTTATAGAACTTTAAATCTTCATTATTTTGAATATAAGTTAAATGTTCAGTTAGTGCAACACTACTGAAGATATTATCTAAAGTATTAATAAAAGCTTCTTGTGGTGAATTAGCACGTTGTCCTACAAAGACAGCATATTCAGAAGATTTAAGATTCTTCTTAGCTTCTTCTTTTCTTTCATAATCATGGACAAATGCTTCTAGTAACAATGAATTACCGTCTTGAACATATGGAAAATATCCCCATGTTTGAGGATAAAAGAAACCACAAACAGTATTTCTTTTATTTTCATCCCATACGTTTTCTAAACATACCATTTCATATTTAGCAGGATTGTAGAAACAATTACTAAATTGTATCCAATTAGTATCTTTTGTTCCACCTGTACCAAATACTCTAATGATACCTATCTTCTCTCCCCCATCTTCTGCTGCACTTAATGTTACCCCTAGTGCTTCATCAAGATTTGGATTTTTACCTGACTCTTCAAAATTTATTTCAATTGCATCTTTACCTACTGCACCACTAGTGTTACCTCTTAATACTACACCTAATACAGCAGACTGATGTCCAAATGCTTTGTTACCATGTTTACTTAACTTATATCCTAACTTCATTTCGTCTAATGTTTCTTTTAAGAAACCTCTTCTCCAATAAGTTTGTTCTTCCAACCATTGAAGATTTTTATAAACAAATGAGTTAATAGAGCCTTCTTCTTCTATAAAGCCTTTATCGTATGCAGCATTTATAACAAGAATTTCTTTATATAAGTTAACAAGGTTTGCTGTTCTTGCAGCTTTAATATAAGTAAAACCTTTTCTTCTAGCTTTACTCTCAACAATATTGAGATTGTTTGAAATACATAATTCATCAAGTTTGAAATCCCAATATTGCCCATCTAAGAAAAGAGGAAAGTCTAGTATCTTTTTATTACGTCTTGAACTAGGTAGTGTTTGTTTTTCTTCAGCAGTAGGACTACGTTTAATTCTACTGTAATTAAGAAAGTAATATTGGTCACCTGTTATTCGGAGAGATTTAACTAACTTTTTTCTTTCTTGTTCTGTTGTATCTTTATCAAAATACTTCGGTACATCTTTAAATTCTAATTTACAATCAGCTACAAAACCATTCTTTCTTCGTTTTGTTTCCTGTTTCCACCACATAATATAACCAGCAGTACCAGGCTTAAAGAATGTATAACATTTATGTTTTCTATAATGCTCAGCTGCTTCAGTCAATAGATGAGTATTTACAAAAACAAAGTTAATATTTAAAAGTAGTCCACCTGAACCACCTATTAAAAAATCATTATCGGGATCAATATATCCAGCATCAGAAGCTTTCTGATACTTAGATTTATCTTCTCTACAATAATTTATAAAAGGGTTATTAATTTCAACCCCTTTATAAACCACTGGTTTATCTCCTAAATGATTATTTAAAATAACATCAATCATCGTCTTCTATTTCTCCTTTTGCGTCAAAACTATCAGGAACAGTTTGATTAGTACCTCTTATCTTATCTCCTGTTGCTTCATTATCTATATCTTCTAATTTCTTTAATTCTTTAATGTTGTCTAACAATTTAGGAATTGAAGTATTAATAGAGTTAGATAATGATAGGACTTCTTTAATAGAACCTGTAACAGCAGTTAAAGTTTCAAGGCTCATCTTCTCTTCTATAACTTGATTATCAATTATGTACTTACATATCTTATTTCCTAATCTCAATGACTTAGTAATATTTTCAATATATTCAATTAAAGGATTAGTGTTAAATTCTCTGTAAAACTTTTGAGCAACTTTAATCTCATCTAGTACTATAAACTTATCATCTAATCCTGCTTTCTTAATTGCATATTCATGTGCTTCTTTAGAACTATATCCTTTCTGTTGAGGAAGAGCTTTTGAACTAGAAGTGAAATAAATATATTTCAGTATCTTCTCAAGAGTGTTATCGTTTTTACCATACTT